ATTTTATTTACAGCCATCTTAAGTTTATGTTCTTCTACAGAAGATCCGTTATCTTCTTCTCTCTGTTTCCGAACTTCCTCATAAACCCTTTCTCCTGCTTTGGTGTCTCCAGAATGTTTGTTTGCTAAGTCACCTGCAATCTGTGCGTGTGACTCAACATCTCCATATCCAATCTTACCTTCAGGGATTACCATCTTCATTTTTTTACCATCTTTTTCAACAGTATGTTCTGAGACGGCAATCTCAGGTTTATCTCTAAAAATATTATTATTGTTAGACTTAGTATACTTTCCCATTATTTACTAATTCTAATGCCGTGAAGACCACTGCTGTCTACACCATAAGCTACATTGACAACTGCACTTGTGCTTGTGTCTCTGATTAACTGTATTTGGTCTAAAGTGTCTTCTCCGTAAATTTCTAAAAATTCTCCGTTTGATACGAGAACTCCATTTGTTCCTGTTGGTGCTGTACCATCGTGCCTTACTCTGATTGCTGCTGTTTCAATACTCATAACTGCATAGTTCGTACCATCTGGAACAGTCAAAGATACTGCTGTACCTGCAACTGTTTTATTGACTTCGCTTCCTAATGCCATATTTTCTCCTCATGCAGTGAGGGTCAAGGGAATTAAATTTCCGTAACTTTAACTCAGACCCTCACCACAACTATTCATTTATTATGCGTCAGATCCAGCTATGCCGATCCATCCGTTAGTCGCACCAGTCCAGTAGCAGACTGCTGTTTCATTTTGGGTTGGAGTCATAATTGTACCTGTAGTAGATGAACCATTCCATCCTCTCACAGTGATTACTTCTGCTGCATCAGCAGTGTTGCTGATTACAAAGAATCCACCTTGAGTGTCTGCGTATCTGTCTGTACCTGCATCACCCGTACCTTCAGAGTTGATGTCTGTAGTAAGAGTTCTCATGTCAGGCAGATCTACATTTCTTGCAGAACCTCCTGGGTCTAAGAATTGAAATTTAGCATCTGTAACGGCTAAGCTCTTAGCTCCAGATAGAGTCTCTGCATTGGATGATTCATACTTGTTACCCATAGTGTTACTCATCTTTTAGGTCTCCTATTTTATTTTCAAGTTTTTTATCAAGTGTTGGTTTCTCCGTTTCCATCTTGGGGAGCTGCTCTTTCTTCTGCGATCTCTGAGGTGCTTCAACCTTTTTAGGGAGCTCCATCAGTCCGCCTTTCTCAAGATACCCAACGATGCTCTCTGGAAACATCCTGACTTTGGTTTTGTCCATCCTAACAAGATTACCTTTAAGGTCTCTTGTAGGCAGGTATATGTAAGCCATGGTAGGATCGTTCTCTGTCCACTCAGGAGTTGGCAACTCGTCTAACTTCTGCTCTTTCAGATAATTCTTAAGAGTTTCGTTCCACTTGTTGTCAAATTTGATTTCTTTAACAATCGTATTCCATCTGTCTAATTGAACTGTAGTAGTCATTTCTTTCTACCTCTCCTACCTCTTCTGCGTTTCCCAGCTTTAACTTGACCCAAAGGAGCAACCCTTTCAGTCAAACTGGAAGACGGAGAACCAATTATTTCTTTTTCTGTTTTGACAAATGCTGGTATCCATTTGCCAGTGAAAACTAAATTTTCACCACTGAGCTTTGATTGTCTTTTCATCTTAGATAAGTAGTGACCAACCCTGTCGGTTTTTACCTTGAAGGGATCTCCACTTATAGAATCAAAGATAGTTGTGTATAGATGATCGTCATTATTCTCAATCTTCTTTACATAATAATCTTGCTCAGTAGTCATTCAGTCTCCTATAGTGCGTCTGCCGCACCTAGCATTTCAACACCCCAAGGGTCAGCTACTTCAGCTTCTCCCCATTCACCAACCATTACCATTTCTGTACCTCTTAATGAAGCATCTCTTTCTTCTTCAGCTTCCATTTCGTGAGCCATAGCCAAAGCTAAAGCCTGTGGAACGAAGATAGCACCCTTAGCGTCTCCAGAGCTGTCTCTTCCAATTACACCTGATTGGTATACTGGAACACCGAAAGCTCTTTCGTTACCTCGGAAGTAGTTCTGAATAACTTCTGCTGTAATTCCTTCTGGAATTGGTTGAGCAGCCATACCTGAACCACCTGCTTGGATAGATGATACTTCTTGTACAAATCTTCTGATGTGTTCTGGGTGCATTACTGCATTTGGTGTACCAGGAGCCATACCAAAAGATGAGTTGTTGTCAGTTTTTAAGAAAGATACTGCACCTGCAATATCTCTGTAAGTTAAGTTACTTCCTGCACTTCCGATAGAGTTTGAAAAACCATCGAATAGAGTGATAAGGTCGTCTTCAAGTAATCTACCTAAAGCTCCACCTTGTACATCTCCAACATGAGAAAGTATGTCTTCGTTATTTTGTCTAGTTAGTCTGTCAGATACGAATGTAAGTATTCCGTGTTCAGAAGAAGTTATGCTAGTCACTGTTACAGATAATTGTTGAGGAGTTGTTATGTCCACACCTTCTGATAAAGCTGCTGCATCGTTTCTACCCCAGATAGGGATGTTAACTTGTTTAGAACCTTGAGGAATATCATACCTAGACACCAACTGGTTTGTAGGACCAGCAGGTTCAATGTTAGCAATCGCTGCTGCGATCACAATGCTAGATTGATCTGATAGACTAGAACTTGACGATAAAGTCAATCCTGTTGCCATTATTTATCCTTCTTTATAGGTTTGCGTAACCTTTATTTTTTATTTCACTTTTTGCTGCACGATACTGTGTAGCATCTATTTGGCCTGAAGCCATCATTTGAGATAAATCGGATAAAGTTGAAACTCTGCTACTTCCAGCTTTCGGAGCAGAGCTCGTACTCGGTGGTGGCTGAGTCTGAGGAGCAGGCTCTTGTTGTGTTGCTTGATTAGCAGGTTGTTGTGGTTTCGCCATTTCGTCTATATTTTTTTGAGCAAGTCTTATTAACTGTGCTGTAGACATATTTTGATTCCACCCTTTCCAAACCTTTTCATCAGTCTCTGCTATGTTTAAACCAGAGTCTTGAATCATCTGTCTGGTTGTTTCTGCAAGAACTTCTTGTTGTGGAGACATCTTAGCTTCTTGCACTTGTGGTGCAGGTTCTACCTGTTTCTCTTCTAACTTAGCCTTGTAGTATTCAACCTGTTGTTCTGGATCAAGCTGTTCAACCTGAGCTTTCTCAACATTCTCAGTAAATTTAATAACAGGCTCCAATCTTTTATCGATCATCTCCTGTATCTCTTTCTGTTGACCTGCCGTGTAATTTGCAAATCTACCTTGAAAAGAATTAAGTGCTTCTCTACTGGCTTCGGCTGCTGCCTTTGCTGTCATTTCCGCTATCTTATCAGGTGTAAGAGATTCTTCTGCTTTGACTTCCTGTTCTTGCCCTTGAGCTTCTACTGGTGTCGTTGCAGCATTATTTACTTGTTCAGCTATCTGCTGTTCTTCTGCCGTAACAGTTTCTTCTTGTTCTGAAGCCGTAACTTCTTTTTCGTCTGCCATGAGCCGTAACTCCTTCTACTATCGGACTTTTTGTCCGTAGGACATTTTATATAAAAATAACACCTAAACTAAAGTTTCGTCAACTCCAAATTTTCTTATTCCGTTTTGATAAACATCTGGAGCTATGTGCCCTGTAGTTTCCCATATAGCTTCACGGCCTTTGTTGTCACGACTTAGAAGTGTGTCTGTATAACCCCATCTGTACAAGAATCCATCAAGTCCAGGGTTTTGCTTTCTTAATTCTTTTTTTACATTAGATATTCTTTTTTGGAGTTTTTTAACAAGGCTTGCGTTTTCATTTTCTCTTAGAAAGGTTACTCTTTGCGATTCAGTAAGTGCTTGGTAATCATTCAGCACAGCTTCTGCAAAGGCTGGATCATCTTCTCTTTCAATTACTGCCTGTTCGCTTGCTTGCCAATAAAACTCAAATTGGTTTCTTGCATTGTAAAACTCTGCTTCATAAGGCAAAAGTGATTTACCTGACCTCAAAAAAGTTTGTGCATAATCATACATCTCTGTTCCGTACAAATTGATAAACTCTGCTTCAGCGATTTCTTTTGCTCTGTAATCGTAACCCTCAGGCTTATCAAAGGCTTCATTGTTCAAAACAGTTTCAATGTAAATCTCTGCTATTTGATCCTCTATCTGTGCATTGTCATTAAATTTTTCACCTATGTCTGTAAAATATTCTTGTACTTTAGCAAGATCACCGCCTGGCTCAAGCCTAGCATAAAAATCTTTATATCTTGTTCTTCTCTCTGCATTTAGTTTCTTCCATTTGTCGCTGTCTCTTAGGTCTCTAATACTTATCAAACCATTTTGTACAGCAGCAGAAACTTCAGCAAAGTCTTTTTGGTACTCGTTTCTTATTCTTTCTCTTTCATCGTAGTAAATTTCTTGTTGGGCATAAAGATCATCACTATTTTTATCTGATATTTCTCTTGCAAGTTTTGTGTATTCAACTATGTTTTCATCTTGGTTTATTGTGTCTTTTTCAACTTTGTTTAGTTGTTCGTAAAGTCTTCCGTATTTATCAAAAGCAAGAGTATCTCTTCTGCTTCTTCTTCTATCCCAGACACTCTGAGGTCTTGCGTTAAGTCCTGAAAACTCACCAAGAGTTCCTGCAATACCAGTTCTGTAAGGATCACCTAGGGTAAGATTCTCTAACCAAAACGGCATGAACTGTGTGCCAAGGTGTTTAGATACATCACCTGCATCTTCAAACTCTTGACCAAGAAAGTTTGTGCCTGTCCACATATCTCTGATAACACCTGTAACTGGTGATCCCCTTCCTTGCAAATAATCAACTGCATTACCAAGCACACCTTCTTCGTAAATACTTTCATCTGTAATTGCACTGTCACCAATCTTTACAGCAGCTTTTGTAAAACTTCTCCAGAAAGATCCAAATCCAATTCTGTCGTCACCTATTTTTACAGTTAAGAAACTTCCACTTCTTGGATCAAGATCAGCTTCCTGACCTAATGCTTCTGCCATAGCAATATATGTTCCTAAACCAAATGCAGCAGTACCAATAAGTGCCTGTCTTGCAGCCTGTCCTTGTACGCCACCTCTTGCAGCATCTGCCAATAGAGAAAAACTTGCTCTTGTATATCGTGGTGAGAAAAATAAAAAGGCTCTTTCTATTGCCTGCTGACTGGGTCTTATACCTGCTTCTGTTGGGTTCAGTGCACCTGTAGATTTATTTAAAAAATTTGTAAGACCTCTTAATCCGCCATCTGCTTTGTTAGCAGTTTGATACATAGCTTCAAAACCTTTTAGTCTAAGAACATCTGATGCGTGAGTATATGAGTCTTCAAACCTTCTAAGTGTTTGATTTGTAAGTGCCTTTCTACCTTCTGCAAGTATTCTGCCTTTGTCTCCTGTAAATATTGAATTATCAAGACCTGCATAAATATCAGTTGCTTTTCTACCTAATGCACCGCCATTATCTACATAGGCCTGAAGTAAAGTTTTTGTAACTGGCACACCATCTTCAATAATTGTTATTTGCTTTTGGGCTGCTTCTTTCATAAATGTTTCCATAGATTCTTTTTGAAACAGTACCTTAAAACCTTGTTTCGTAGATGCACCCCATGCTTTGTAAAGATTACCAGCTTCTTTAACTCCACCAGTAAGTAATTTTGATGTAGCAAGCCCAAGTATAGGTAAACCTTGTAGTAATGAAAAACCAAAGTCAAACCCAGTTCTTCCAACTCTCATGATGTCACCTAAGTTACCAAGTGCACCACCAATAGATTTAAATTTCTGTGCAGGCTCTGTAACCTCAAGAGCTGCTATTCTTCCTAGGAAATCTTGATCGGCAACATCGAAGAAATAGTTTTTTCCGAAATCTAACTGTTCCATTTTTTCTATTTGTTTAATAATTTTTGGAATAGAATCATCATCAAGGTTGTCAATAAATTTTGTCATCCCTGCAAGTCTAAGTGTTTCTTGCAGTTTAGCTTTTTTATTCGTAGGTTTTTTTAATTCTTGCCTTAATTGTTTTAAAACTCTTGCTCTTTGAGTTGTCTTCATAGCAAAACCTGTTACTTTTTTTTCAAGAACTTTAGTTGCTAATTCTTTTTCTACTATTGAATCATCTATAAGTTTAAAAGCAGCTCTTGTATACGCTTCAATAACTCCGTCAACACTGTTACCAACTTTGATTTCGCCTTTATCTACAAGGTCTCTTACCTGAGTATCAAACTCTGCATCGTCAAATATTTTTCTTCTCTTGCCTATATTTTTAGGGATTGCAGATCCTGATTGTTTTATGATTGCATCTTGTCTTGCTTCATCCATCCCCTGGAATACAAGTTGTCTTGGAAAGTAAGATCTTCTCCTTACTGTTCCATCTTCGGTTAGAAATTTTTGTGACAGTTTTGCAAACTCTACACCTGCATCAGTCATTTCTTCTGCAATCTCGTCAATGTGTTTGTAAACATTTCTCATGTATAAAAGCTGTGAGTCAGATAAGCCTTCATAAGCAGTAAACTTTCTTAAATCATCTGGTGCTAAATTGAGCCACCCAAGATTATCTGTATCTGTTCTACCTTGTTTTTTAAAATATGTAACAGCAAAATCATCAAGACTTTCACCTTCTTTTACAACAGGAAAGGCTCTTTCAAATACATTACCAATAAATGTTTTACCTTCAGTGTTTTTAAATGGTGAGTTAACAGCAGTCTGTTTATTTTTCGTAAACTCTTCTGTAATACCTGCAAGGTTTATCTTAGTGCCTGTTGCATCTTCTGCTACACCTGACTTTTTCAAAGTTACTTCCATCATACCTGCATCATCAACTTGAAATAATTTTTCAACGCCAGTTTTCCTTGATAAGAAAGATTTAGACCCAATAGTGCTTTTTACAGCTACAGGAACCAATGCACCCATAGCAGCAGCAACTCTGCTCTCAGCGTTACCTCTAAGTATATTTATCTTACCTGCTAATCTTTGAATCGGATCAGAAACATCAAGAGTGAAGTTTGTACCTCTTACAGCAGAGGTAAACTTTTCTGCAAACCCACCTACGAAAGGTACTTTTTTTAGATTTTCTGTTATCTTGCCTAAACCTTGTGAACTAAGAGTTTCTTCTACATTCTTGTCAATACTGTTTATTGTTTCTCGTTTTGTAGATATTCTTTTCTTTGCTACTTTAGTCGCTGCCGTATCTGCAACAGCTTTACCACCTTTAAAAACCTTACTTACTGTTCCTATACCTAGATATGTAAGAGGGTCAAACATTACCTCTGATGTAAACGCTGCACCTCTTCTAAACTCTTTATTTGCTTTTGCTTCGTTGTAAGCCTGTCTTGTACTGGATAAAAAACTGTTACCTTGTTTTTGCAACTCTCTTCTTCTTTGAGATATGGTTTCATAAACAGGCTTTTCTGTTCCTATGCCACCTTTTTGTCTTTGTGTTTCAGGGCTGGACTCAATTAGTTTTCTAAGAAATCGGTTACGAGTAAGTGCTTGAACTGCAAATGCACTACCAACATCACCAGTAAAACTAATCGCTGATAAAGTTTTATCAAGCAAACCTTGTGGCTTTTCAGGCTCAACAACAAGTGGTGTTACATTTCTTTTCTGCTCTAAGCTCTGTACACCAGCTTGACCTAAAGGTGTAGTTGGCTCTTGAAACTGCGGAGTCTCAGCAATCTCTTGTGCTCTTTTTGCTGTCTCTCTAGTTTCTCTAGCTCTTAGCAGTGATTGAAATCTTGGATCAAAAGGACTTACCATTTCTCTCCTATCTAAATAATGCTGATGGTGCTAAGTAACCTTGCAAAGGACTTCCTGCTTGTCCAGGAGTGTTTCCTAGTGCTATATCCTGAAGTTGATTAGGTGTTATGCCTTGAGCAGCAGCTTCACCTTGTGCTCTTGCAAGTTCAATGTCAGTAAGTCTATTAAGTCTGTCCTCGGTAATACCAGAAAAATCCCTTACATTAAAAGGGTTTGCTTCTTGTCTTCTAAGATCACCTTCTATTGTTCTTCCACCAACAGGCACAAAGTTTGGATCAAATACTGTTCCACTTGGATTTGTAATATTAAATGGTGTTGCACTTGCTTGCTGTGGTGTCATAGCACCAGTTTGCATAGCAGTCTGAGGTAGTGGCACAGATCCTGGCAACTGACCTCTAAGAAGAGGAGAGCCACCTGAAGCTACTATTGCAGCTAACTGTGCAGGGTTTGAATATAAATCTGCAATATTCCTAAATGTTTGTGGTGCTTGATTTATTCTTGCAAGCTGTAACTCTGCTTCTCTTTGTCTTTCAAGCACTTCAAGTTCTTGTTGTCTTGCTCTTCTTGCTTCTTCTTCTTGTCTTTGCAGAAGTTGTTGTGGTGTAAATCCTTGCACAAATCTTTGACCACCACCTTCAAGGGGTTGACCACTAGCATCCAAAGGTGTGTAAAAACCACCTAATAATCCACCAGATTGCCTTAGTGCTTCTTGAGTAAGTTCTTGTTGACCAAGAGGTGTTAATACTTCTCTAAACTGCCCTGTTGGTTCTCCCTCTGCATCAAAGACTCTTTCTTGCACCAATCTACCACCAGATGCCTGTATTGATCTAGTTTCTCTTTCAAGATCTTCTAACTGCTCAAGTGACAACGAACCAGTTGGTCCTCCAAATAAACCACCAGATGCACTTACTTGTGCCTGTAATATATCATCTGCTGAACCCTGTAAATCAGTCAATGCTCTTACTCTTTCAGCGTACTGTGCAAGTAAAAGTTCAACAGCAGGGTTTGGCACAACTCTTGTTGAAGTTGCAGGTATCATATTTCCATCTTCATCTGGAATTGATGTTGTTTCAGTAACCCTTATAAATAAATTGTTTGGATCTAATATTTCAGGTGGAAAACCAGGAAAGTCATCTGGAGTTATGTTTCGTCTGTTACCATCTGCATCTACTGGTAAATTAATACCTAAAGCTGGTGATGTTGCTAAAAAGTTTGATAAAGCATCATTTACATCAAAATCAAGAAACTCTCCAGGCACATCTTCGATTCTTGCAATAGGAGTTCCAGCAGCTCTATCTGAATCAAGAACATTCTGTGTACCGTCTCCTGCTAATGCTAAAGGTGTTTCTGCACCAGGTGTTTCTGTTTCAGGTGTTTCTGTTTCAGGTGTTTGATCAATACCTGGGCCTTCTGTTTGTGCTTGACCAGTTCTTGGATCAATTATTTGTTCACCTTGAGGTATACCTCTTAAGTTATATGTAAAAAACGGCTGGTCATCATCTCCTGCGTTGTCTTCTCTAAATTGCAAACCACTAAGTGCTAAAGTATTTTTAAACCAATCAGGAATGTTTGCACTATCAGAGTTAGCATTTCTTGCATACGCTTCTCGTATATCATTTACAACTAATCCTGTTTTTGTGCCTGTAACAATCAAATCGTTTGGTTGCAGTGAAGTTATATTTGGATTCCTATTGTAAGCATCCTCGGTAATTGGAGTTTCTGATCTTTCTGGTGAAAAACTATTTACTTCATTACCATCAACTAGCATGAAAACATCTTCTACAATCGACCTACCATCTCTTTCGTATGAGTATTGGTAATGTCTATATGTTGTGCCACCAGGGGATTCTTTTTGGTCAATCAGTCTTCTTGTCATTTGACCAGTAAAACGATCAATCCTATCAAAAATTGGATTATTTACCTGCCTTGTTTGTTCAAGATATTCACGCACATTTGGATCTTTTTCAATTTTCTCTTCTTGTTCAAGTCTGTCTCGCTCTTCTCTTTCTCTCCTAAGCTCTTCTTGCCTTCGCTCTTCTTCAAGTCTTTGTTGTTCAAGTCTTTGTCTTTCAAGTCTTTGTTGTTCTGATAATCCAGGATCTAGGTTTGGTAGCTCACTAAAAATATTGTAAGAAAAAGATCCTCTACCTAAAGGTCCATCTCCTGCTGGTAAAGGGTTACCTTGGGCATCAAGAGGTTGAACTCCTGTCACACTAACACCAAATCTTGCAGCACTTTGATTTGCTTGAGCTAAAGCATCTTGTGCATTATCTGCTTCAATAGTTAAATCTTGACCTAGTGGGTATATTGGTTCTGAAAGTCTTATTCTAAATTGTGCCATGTTTATATCCTAAATGGGTTGTTGTTCATATTCAAGGGGTTTTGCTTTCTTTTAGTTTTTTCTTTTGGCATTTCAGGTTTCACAACATCCTTGAATGAAATATTTGCTTGCTCTAAAAATTTGCCAACCATTGTGTCAAATTCTCCAAAAGCTAAATCTATCTGTGTGTTTTTCTTCTTTGCCATTATACTCCTAGTCCTGGTGGTAGATCTCTACCTTGTACTCTTCTGTTACCTGTACGAGGTGATGCTATCTGTCTACCCACTAAATCTTGTTCTCTTAAACTACCTGGAACTACAGGTCTTATATTCGTCTCTACTCTTGCCCTTTCTGTTGCAGGAGATCTTTGAGGTTGGTTAGTTGCACTAAAGTTACCAGGGTTTGGTAATTGTGTTTGTCCTTGAGTGTTAAGTATATTCTGTGCAATCTGTTCTGCTTCTTGTCCAGTTGCTGCACCACTAGCTTCAACTAATTGTTGGAGTATTGGTACTCTTCTAGCCGCTTCACCTTGCAATACTTGCTGGACTTGTTCACTCTTTAAGAATCCTTCTGCAAGTAACTTAGATCTTACTTCAAGTGCATTTGACACACCTGCTTTTCTAAGTGCAGTATCTTGATCAATGAATCCTGTTCTCCAAAGACTATTGTAAAGATTTAATTTTCTTTCCTGTTCTTCTGGAGAAGTAGGAGTAAGTTGCACCATGTTAACATAGTGACCTCTTATATCGTTTGGTCTTATGATTGCATCCATAGGCCCTGTTTCTGTTTTACCAAATACAGTTACCTTGTCTTGAATTACATTCTCGATAATGTGCAATATAATTGCGTTTCTATCTTGTAATCCTCTCTGTGCTGCTTCTACATACGCACCAAAGTTAAGTGCAGCAATACCTGCAAGAACAGCCGTATGATAACCACTTGCAGCACCAGTTGGTCTTTGACCTCTTGATACCGCAGGTGCAGTATTATCCTCAATAGCTTGTTGCATCATCTGCTGTGCAACCACAATAGAACTTGGTGGATCTGGTGTAATTGCTCTTTCAATGTTTACATTTTGAGGTAAGAAGTTCTTAGCACCAGGTGTTTCTTCATACTGTTCCATTACCTGTTCTGTAATACCAGGAGGACCTCTGAAGTCTCTAGTAGGCCAAGCACTGTTTCCAACAATATCAAGGTACTGCGATGCAAGTCTTGATTCTGCTCTAAGCATATCAAAGTTACCATGCAGTATACCTCTGTAGAGTTTTTCGGGATCATACCCGTCACTCATAAGACCTGTGTGTGGCCAGTACATTGTAAAAGGCAAAGTCTTGTAGCCGTGTCGCTTCGGCTCTAATGCGAATTTGCCCTCAGCCATGTAACATACTTGACTGTGAGTCCAGGTTTCCACAAATTCCACTGTTCCTTCTACAGGTCCATCCCATGACGGAAAGTGGGCTTTTACCCATGAAGCATCAATTTCGTAAAAGTGCATCACCCATCGTGGGTTCTGTATATTGTTAATATCCCAAACCATCATCTTTGGATTTACACAAGTTGAGGTTATAGGCCAGTTTATATTTCTTCTGTTAAGTACATCTTGTAGTTGCTCTTGATAATCACCAATGTCACCATCTTCTGGTGGTTCAGGGAACTCTTCCCATCTGTTTGCAGCAAACTCTGTTTTCTCAAAGGCAACTCCATATAGTGCCATGTGTTTTGCTGTTTCTCTTCTTGTTGGTGAGAACTGCTCAAGCATATGATTCGCACCCCTGAGAAACTTCTCTAAGAGTTCTGCCCTCGCTTGACCTTTCGGGCCAGGCGGAGGTACTGATATATCTAAAAATTGTGGAGTGACATGAGCAACAAGTGTGTTGATTGTTGAACTTGCAGTTCCAAGTCTTATCTGTGAACCTGTCTCTGGAACTGAAAAATCAAAGTTTGATAAATAAAAATCTTCGGCTTCTTCGCAGTTGTCGTAGAATGTGTCAAATTTTCTTCTTCCGCTTTCAAGCGTGCTCTCTACCCACTCAATAGTAAGTAAAGGCTCTTCTAACGGATTCGCACCTTCTCGTGCTATCTCTTCTTCAGGATTGACACTGCTGTTTGCACCCGAACCATAACTCATTGTCATAAGGCTTTAGTTCCTTCTTCTTCCATCGCAAGGAGTTTTCTCTCTTCTCTCCACCTCAAGATCCTTGAACCCTTGCTTCTGTAGTTGCTATTTAGAGGTTTTATACCTCGTTTTGATCTAGGAGCTGTAAGTAGTTCCATGACTTCTTGTGCAGGATCACAAGCCATTAAGGCTAAACATTCTGCATCAACCCAGTCATCCCTACCTCCAGACACCGAATAGAACTGGTGACCTCGATTTGCCGTTTCCCTATGAGCAATATCTTCTAACTGACTTATTAGTTTACCCCAACTCTGTGGAAATGCAACAGTCTCTTTTTCAAGTGACAATGCGTAATCTAAGAACAACTGATATTTTTTGCTTGGTGTAAAGTTAAAACCTATGACAGGAATAGAATGTTCAAGGAGTTCACGATACAGCACATCTTCTCCCAGCTTACCACCTAGACCTGTTGAGTCCATGTAAACCTCTTCTATGTTCCATCTTATAGCTTCATTCTTGATTGTTTCTACCTGAAGTGACCAATCAGTCTTTGCAAGTTCTACAGCAAACACAGATGTTCTTGTTACTCTATCTTTGATAATCATAACTGTTGGATCGTTGGCTCTACCTAAGTCAAGACCTGCAACATAACTTACACCATCAAGTGGCTGCATAAGTTCGTAAGCGTCTTTGCTGTATGCCTTTGTGATGTTTCTAAAAAAGTTACCCGCACCTTCTGGTTGCTTTGCCATGTAGAATCTTTCCCATATACCCTCAGTAAGTGATGCCTTTTCTTCTTCAATCTCAAGTCTGTCTTCTTCTGTCAGGTAGGGGTTGTCAAAGGTTGATGCGTGAAAAGCTTGCCTTCTCGTAGAAGGGTTTTCTTTTGCCATCTTAAAGTTCCTTGCA